ACAAATCGGGCTTCAATTGTAACTCCAACACTAGTTGAAGGTGTGGGAGAACAATTGATCAATTGATTTAAAATCCAAAATTCAGCTGTTCCAATATATGAACCCAATGATGTTGCACCATTGTAAGTCTTCAAATCAATCCAAGTAAAAGGAGTAATCCAAGGAATCTCAAACTCTATTGTGTTTTGCACATTAGCATTTGTGATAATTGGATTATTACAAGAAGCTTGAAAGATATTATAAGACTTCCATTGGTACACTCCTCCCACTCCATTAACATAGTGGGGGAGCCAGGATGTCATAAGATTTCCATAATGAAATGGTGAAGCATTTATCTTGAAGGAAATTCTAACTCCAGCACGGAAATATCGGAATCCCTGCAACCTCCCAAGTAAGGGCTTGTTCTTTGCTCCAGATTGGGCAACTGTGAACAAGTCTTCAGGAAAGCGCAAGGTTGAACCGAGAGTCCCTGCTACAGCAGAAGTGCTCCAAGAAAAATCTCGAATCTTATAAAAACGGGAGAGAGCCTCCCGGACAACATTACCCTCATATGGGTTCACGGCCAACAACTTTTCATGGTGCACAAAGTTGGATGGCTTAGCTATCACAGCAGTATCTAAAGTGGCAGAAGTAATGGCGTTCAAAGTCTTTGCGGCACCAGCGAGTGTCGCCATTTTTGCGTCTCCATCATTTGAAGGCGCAGCTGTTTGTTCAATAGTTTGTGTGTCAGCAATTGAAGTCTACAATGCAGTTTACAATTATCACCTGCAAGGCACTCTTTAATTTTAGGAGAAACTCTCTCCAATACTGATTCAGCGGCATTTGTTCAACCAAAGTCGTAAGAAAAGAAGAACAAATCGAACAGAAAGGCTCAGCGGGCCTTCCACTCCCAAAAGAGTGTCTCATAATTTAAGGTATTATGAGGAAGACCTGCAGCAAAAAGTGCTTTATTATACACTTTCTGTTGCTTGGTGAACTCTTCAAATCCATATTGAAAGAATCCACGCAAGGCTGCATCAACATTGTCAGAAGTGCATTTAGCTATTGAGTTGGCACCACGCCTAACCCAATTGCACTCCTCATGGAGAATGTCCTTCTTCAAAGGAGCAAAGACACCATCCTTAGTGACGCGGAAGAACCTCTGTAAAAAGGTCAATTGGTCCATGGGGGTGAAGCGCGACACTTCTTTGTTCTTGCATGAGTCTGTATAACCCATACCAAAACAAGACTTCAACATTTTCTGATACACTTGCTGGTCAAACCAGTCGACATCTTCACGCTGGGCAGAGATATGATCATCTCCAAAGGTTGCCACTTTCCAAATCGAATCAAACTGATCGTCACTCATCATTACTCCATTGTGTTCACAAAATATGAACACACAAGTTTTGAAGAGCACATAACTCACCAACGAATTGAAAAGGGCTGTCAAAAAATGCCCAGAAGGAACACCTTGCCAACATTGATAAACAACATGGCCATTCAAACGAGTCGACTGAATAATTTGTTCCAGCAAAACTCGTCGGATCTGGTTTTCCTCATCAG